TTCCATTTTTATATCTTATTTTACTAAAAGTCCTAACATCTTTTTATCATTGATTAAAATATCAATAACAGCATAATCATATCCATCCGCTTTTCCAAAGGAAACTTGAGGAGTAATTATGAAATCTTTTGTCTCAGAAATGTAAAGTTGAAATTGTGCTTTAATTTTTTCTTCCAATTGTTGTTTGTTCACCTTTGTTTCAAAAATTAAATCTTCGATACCTATTCCAAAATTAAGATCGCCTACAACCTGGCCTTGTCTTGTTCCCATCAACATTTTAATTTTTGAAATTATTGATTCGATAGGATCGGAATGTTCAAGAACGCCATATTTAAAATTGGGGTCTTCTGGGTTTCGAATGTAAATATCCTTTATCATTTACTTTTTATTTTATATATCTTAAGAAAACAAAAGGGAGTCTCTGCTCCCTCAATTTATTTTTCGGATTTTTTTCGTAATTCTGCTTCCTTTTTATTGGCGTACTCATGAGCATCACTATAATTCCATCCCTTGTATTTCATTAAATTTCTTTCAATAAACTCATGCTGAATTATTCCCTTCATTTTTTCTGGTTCTTTAGTATAAATATCATCGATCCATATTTCATCTTCAGGAATAAACAATTTATATCCGGGATATCCTGTAACATAATGATGACCACCTTCAACAAATTCTTTGAATCCTAATCCGGGTTCTTCAGAAGTTACGTAATCTCCATTTACTAAACAAATTTTAACTTCATCTCCACGAGTATCTTTTACGACTTTTATTGTTCTTTTCTTCAGTCCTAATGTTTTATCTTCTTCTAATGGTCTTAAGCTCTCCGATGCAACAGATGCCATTTGCCATTGTCGTTTTTTCATGTAATCAGGGTTTTTTGATCCAAACCCAGCAGGAACTTTATGTTTATGCTTAGTATCTAAATGTTGAATATATTCTTTTTCGGGCGGTTTTTTCGAACCTACAAATTTTTCAACGGGAATTAATTCTTTATTCTCAGAATCACGATTATAATTATTTGCGTATGACTGCGTTCCTGATTGTTTCATTCCGGAAGAATAAACTTCTATAAACCAATCATTATCAACCATCTGGATTTTCATTTTCTTTTCCATGATGCTGATAATCTTCTTTAGTTCTTTTTCACTCGGATATACCCAAAAGGTTATGATTTTAGGAGTCATATATATTCTTCCGGGATATATTTTTTCCCAATCAAAGGGATATTTTCCTGAACGAGCTGAACTTATTCTCGTTTTATTAGCCATTCCACTTATAGGACCATCAGTAACTGTATCGCTTCCATGATAATCATTGGGTTTGTTTGCAATCAATACATCCGCAATCGTTTGTTTTTCTGTGTTTAAGATAACTTCAAATGCATACGATTTGTGGCCGGACATATTCATTTCATATTCTTTACCATCATGTCCAGTTACTTTATCCGGAGATTCTAATAATAACGATTCTTTAACTAACTTTTTCATTCTATCTCATCATGCATGCTATATCTCAAATAAAATTCAAATTGAGGTTGTTTTATTTTTAATCTTTTAATAAGTAATTCTGTATCTTTTCCCTCCCACTCAAATGTATCGCTTTGAATAATTTTATCGGTATTGTGTAATCTCATTAATAAGAGAAAATTCTTTTGGTCTTCATAAATTCCGTGCATATCTAAAGAAGATGCAGCATCTTCATTATACTTAGGTGTATTGATTTGGCCAGCTCTTATTAACGCGTTGGCCATCATTCCGTGATTAAACATTCCATCGTATTTTGCTGCATATACATTTCCGCTTTTATCGACAATAATTCTAACTCCATTATCAAACCCTTCAAATGATTTAGGATTTTTAATTATTGGAGTTCCTTCAACTTTGGCAACTATTTCTTCTTCGTCTTCATCTACATATTGAAATTCTTGTCTTCGTGGAATGCCAAATTTTCTTTCGTAATATTTGCTCAATGCCTCACTTCCTTCAAATACCTTTCCTTTACGAATTTTTTCGTTAATTTCATCGAGCACATATTCATAAAACTTAAAATTAGGATGTTTTTCTCTCGCTGCTAAAATAAAGGGCATAAATGTTTTTCTTGCTTCTCGTATTGAAGGCATATTCCATCTTTTTCTTTCTGCCGGTCCGTTATAATTTTTTAATAAAACTTCATTAGATTCTCCAATTGCAAATTTATCTTCTCCCCAGATTCGTTGTATTGTAACAAAATTTGTGGGGATTTTTTTCCACCATTTATCAACATTTTTTATTAAGCCGTTTTTCTCTAATACGTTGATCATTTCCGTATGTGTAGAAACATTTGATTCAAGAACATACAAATTACCTTCTTTGTCTATCACGCCTCGGGAATCATCGTCAATTCCTTTTAAAGTTTTCGGGTTTTTGATGATATTGGTTGGGCCGTATGCTCCTGATACTTTTCCAACAATTTCTTGTTTATCTTTTGTTGATCGGTGTCCCTTTTGTGGAGCGCTATGCATATTAAACATGCGTTCTCTTGCTGCGTCAAGGCCATCTTCAAATAAACGAGGATAAAATGATTCTTTAATGTGATTATCTTTTAAGTATTTTTCGAGAATGAAACCACCCCAATGTTTATATTTGAATAAAAATCGGGAATATTCTTTAACGTCTAATTCAATGATTTTAACATATTCGGCATAATCAGAATTATGAGGAAATAAAATATCTTTGGTGATATCAAAATATTTTCCGTCAATTTTATTCCAAGCATGTTCAATAGGAATTCCGTGATAAAGAATTTCTCCTTCCACATAATCAACTCCGTCAACGTTTATACATAATTGACCAGCATTTCGAAAGCATTGCTTTTGAACAATATTTACTTTGTTGTTTTTAATCCATTCATCTATTTCAGGATACTGATCACGAATCTCATCAGTTTTAACATGCGTAAGTACCTGGGCATTTTCTAATTTCCAATCCCAAAAATCCTTTTGATTACCAGAAGTCATCTTGGCAAACTGTTTAAAATAATTGATTATTTGAGATTCTGAATTGGTCATAGTATTTTCTTTAATAGATTCATTATTTTTAGGATAAGTTTTTCCTTTATTTTTACCTTGTAAAGAACGGGATAATTTTATCCGACGAGCTTCTTTTCGCTTGTCAGCTTCTTCTTTTCCATATTTTTTAACCCATAAATCATATACAGAAATTCCGTACATACCATTATTTTCTCCTGCAAATTGCGTACATTTTTTCCCCTTATTCCACGCAGTTTGCCCAATATGTGATTCTGATTCATGTTTTCTTCTTTCTGATGAATGTTTTACGCCTAATAATTTTTTTCGTATTTTATCTTTTGTTTCTTGACAATGTCTTCCATTAAATCCTCCAATTTTCATATTATAACCAAATTCAGGCATATATGTTTTATCTTTTTCTATCCAATAGATCTCACGATCATTTAATGTAGTAATTAATTGCTCTTCATTATCAAATGAATACTTTTCAATTATTTCCCATTTAAAATTCTCAAACCCATATTTTCGAAGCGCTCTGTGAAAAGCATACTGACAATCTCTATTTATAGCTTCAAGAAAATGTCGTCCTTTACGACTTTTGAAATCATGAAAAGTTTGTCCATAATATTTTTTATCAGAGGGGGATGTTGCGCAATATATTACTCCATTATACATAGTTATGCCATCATCATGAACCAATCGGCGCTTTGATCAGTTTTGATTTTTTCTTTAAGAGCATCCAATTCTTCTTTTCCTTCTGCTCTAATATCGGCATAGTTTATTTGTATTCCGCCAATAAGTGTATAGTTAAATGTACCAAGAATTCTTGCTAATTGCATTTTTCCTCTTGCAATAACCCATTTAAGGAAAAGAGGATCTTCATAAAGATCTTCTTCAGGAATTTGATTCAGAGTTGTCACCCAAAGTGATTCAGAAGGATCTCTACCTGTGATGATTAATCTCTTTGTATTAACACTGAAGTGATGGTTAATATCTTTCAAATTAAATTGTTTTGCTAAATCCCAGAAACTCCATTGTATTGTACGATAGGTAATTTGATCTGATGAAAGCGGAGTCAAATAAAGGTCAGCAGCCATTAATCTGTCAAAAGTTAAATCTGGATCGTGGATACCGAATACTCTTTGTCCAGAAGTCATTTCATAAACGTATTTAATTGCCATTACACATTTAGGAAGTTGAAACGTTCTTGTGTTTTTCCATTCTTGAGTTCCATAGTATTTTTTATCAAGAATATACCATGCATCTTGCACAGCATCACGATATTCACGATACATCCATTCCTGCTCTAATTTAACTAAACGTTCAATTTCAATTGCTGGAAGAGAAAAAGGAATTGCCGCGCTTGCAGTTATTTCTCCATTTACTTGAGATATAAATTCTTGTTTAGTCATATTTTTGTTATTTTAATTCTATCGAATCAATATAATCTGATCCATCGCCATCCCACCCAAAAGTTCTTTCACTTAATTTTTCTTTTTCGTCTGGATCAACCACAACTGAAAAAGAATGGCCTACATTTCCTACTCCTTTTATGCAATCAAGTATTTTTACAAGATTTTCTCCTGAGCCTTTGCGAACAGTAACAATTACTTGTTCTGTGTCCATTTTTTCAAGTAATAAACTTTCTTTAACTAACTTGGTCATCTTTGCTGATAGTTATTTTATTGTATTTATTCTTAGAATATGCATTTGCGAACCCTTGATCTTCTTTATTTTGTCTCATGTCTTTAATCCAGCTATAATCTCGTATTTCTTCTACTTTAACTGCATCAGTTTTTTGGGGCAAGCTTTGTTCTTTTACAATTACAGTTGTTTTATCATCAACTTCAAGATTTTTGGCTGGAGTTGCAAATTTAATAACGCTTTCAGACACTTTACAGTTAACTATTTCTTCATTATTTTCAATGAAGCATTGATTAACTTCGTTTCCTTTATTTAAACTTGCTCCCTGTAAATAAGATTCACTTATTTTATTGGCTTGTATAAATTTAGAATCATATACTCTTGATTTTCTTATATCACACAAAACAAAGGAACATTTTTCAAATACACCGGTTAAATCACAAGAAACTAAATCCACATTAGATATTGAAATTCCGTTCATT